CAGTAGTAGTAGTGGTCTCCTTTACCCTATCGTTTAGGACATGAGCCATGCTCTTCTCCTACGCTATTCTGATAATAGCTGTACTCGCTGCTGCTGCTGGGAACTGAATAGTAAAGTCACCGTTAGTAGATGTTTTGTCCCCACCAAAATCTATACTAGCTACTGCTTTGTTGGAATCAGAACTGTTATAAATTAAACAACCTCTAGCGGTTATTGTGGCACTACTAAAAGTTAAATCTGCAAAATCTGTAATCGCAGTAGTTCCATCAGCTGACGGAGTAACGTTAGTAAGAGTTCCTCCACCTGAAGTGTAACCAGAACCAGAAACTTCATTAGTAGTTGAAAAAGCTGTAGTAGCAGCTCCTAAAGTAGCAGAACTTGTAAAAAGTGCTAATTTAAAAGTATCTCCACTACTATTGGTGAAGTTATGAGTACCAGTTAAAAGTTCGGTTTTAAAACTAGTTGTTAAAGTTGAAGTTATTGCCATGTTAAAGCTCCTTAATAATTTTAGCTAAATCATTATGACCCTGCTTCTTAAGAAGCCCTGTCACTGTTGTCCTATCACTAGTGATAGCTTGTTTCATATAATAAAGGATTGTATTGTAAATAGCTACCTTAAAAGCTTCTGCTTGTTGTCTTACTTCAGGGGCAGCGTTCTCTGAAATGCCGCAAATTTTATCTGCACATCTTTGTGCTAAATACTCAGCTGAGTGTCCCTTTTCATCTACTGTAGCTACTGAAATGTCCCCTAAATTAGAGGTAACTTTTATCTCAAAACTCATGCTTTACCAGCTAAATTATTAGCTCTAGGTCTGTCCGTATAATATTCTTGTCTTGTACCAAGTAGTTCTTGCTCTGCTTTTAACTTAACCAATGCTTCTTGGAATCTACTTTCATAGGCTTGTACTTCATTTAATGGCAGTTTTTGAAACATTGCTCCTTCAACTAAAGTTCCGTAAAGCAAAGCATCTCTAGCATTTTGAGATAGCCATGTTGTACCACTATCTAAACCTGCTGTTAAAGAAGCGGGTTCATAAAAGTAATGTAGTTCTATATTGTATGCTTGGTCTGGCACTGGACCTAAGATAAAGGTAGTTTCATCAAACTGACCATAGTATTTAGGTTTAGCTCTTTTACTTACTGTAGTTGCGTCATTTGAATACTCTCTCATAAAACTAGCGTGTTTCAGTAATAAGTAATCATAAACATTGTTTTCTATTACAGCTAAACTAAAGGTTCTTATAAAATCTGTTGGCTTAGTTAGGTAAGTATTACCAGCTGTTAGTTGCCCAGTTACATTTTTTCTAAATACATTTAAGTTTGCACTTTTTAAAATCCTTTCTTCTGCTGTAGTTATGAAGGTAGGTAAAGTGGCTACGAAAGCAGTTTCTTCTGTATCTAAATAATTTTGTACAGTTGTTTTTAGTGTGCCGTAAGTAAAACTCATAGTTAATTATATCATTAAATTTATGGTGTATTTGCTTGTCCACCCATGCCAGAGTGATTAGTACAGTAATAATAAAGTGTTGGTGCTCCACCTGCTACAGTTATTTGTGTGTAAGCTCCAGCACTGCCCGGAGTACCACTAGTTGTTACCCCTGTAGTGTATTCAGAGCCTCCGCCATGCGTACCATTAGCTGTGGTTGAAAATCTTAGTGGGTGTCCAGAGTTACTAGAATCAGATTGGTCAAATCTATATGTGCTACCCTCAGATAAATTTAAAGTAGGGTATACAACTCCATCTATATAGAACCTATTAGCACCAGCGTAAGAAGCTACCGTAACTGCATATGTAGTTACATTTGTAGAAAGAGTTGGCGTACCTAATGAACTTGTTGCGACTTGTCCTGTCAAACTAAATGTAGCTGTATTTGAGTCTGGGATAGCTACTACATCTGCTCCCGCTTCTACACTTCCTAAAGTGCTTACTATTCTAAAACCATTGATATTACTACCAATAACATCATCACTAATTACTTTACCACTAAATACTTCTACATCTGTATTTGGTCTAGGGTCGCGTAATGCTTCTGGGTCAGCAGGTCTATTTTTAGGTTGTAGTTGTGGGTGTTTTGTATCAAAACATTGTGGACAAGACTTTATGCCATCCCACTGTTTTTTAAGTCTTTTTAATTTGTATCTCTGACCACATTGGTCACACAGACCGTATGCGTATTTTGCCGTAGCGAAAGTCATGTTAAGACCCTACAAATTTAGAGCTACCTCCTTCTCTATCCATGAATGCTGCTCTATTAAATTCTTCGTCATAAACTGTTTTTAGATTTGCCAAAGCTGCAGGGTTTCTTTTCATAGCTAAGTAATATGCTAGTCCTGCTACCATGCAAGGTATAAATCTAAATACTATTTCCATGTTGTTTGTGTAGTCTCCTGCATCTTGTATTCTAGTCAACGCATTGTAAATTAATGTGTCAGTAGAATTTTCTGGTGTTGGAAACAAATAAATTCTAGGTGTTGTTTGTCTATCTAAAAAATATTGGTTTGGTCTACCTGTGCTATCTTTTGATGGCGTGTATAAATAATCAGAACGACTAATTCTACTTAATTGTATATCAGTACCACTTCTTCTAATCACAGCTTCAGTAATATCAACTACATCAGTGCCAATGTCTATGTAGTTAGTTCCTGAAGTAACTGTGACTGAGCGTTGTTCTATTGTCCATTGATTAAGTCCACGGTTAGCCCAATCAGCCATCATAATATTTAATGACCTTCTTGCACTTTCTAAATCGTACCCTGTTCTTAATTCAACTCCACAACGCTCATAAGCTTCTTCAATAAGCTCATCAACGCTCAAGTCAAAGGCTGTAGTACCTGAAGTTGCCACTAATTACCCTGTAAAAAATATAGTTACTCTATCTATGTTAGATAGTGTTGCATGTATACCATCTACAAATAATATCCCATTGTCTGGAATATTTAATGTTTCTGTAGCATTAGCACTTACAGGTAAAACTAATAATGTTGAACCTGAACTAGTATTTTTAAAAGTAACTGTGCCATCTGAAGACCCACCTGACACAACAAAACCACGAAGCCTTGAACGCTTAGTAGTCATGTCGCCAGTTGCGGTTACAGATGATGTTACAACATCAGAACCTGTCATTCGTCCTGCCATAGTTAGCTCCTATTATGCAGTTGGTGAGTCAGACGCAATTCCAAAGAATTTTAACGCTACTACTCCACCAGCTCCTGCTGTTCCAGAAATAACTACTTCTACTTCATCAGCTGTTTCAGTAGCTGCAGTTGTAGCACCACCAGACATACCTAAAACTCCGTTACAAGGGAAGAATCCTTTGAAACCAGTTGAGTTAATAGCTACGGAGATACCATCTACAAAACCATCAGTATCTGCATCAGTACCAATGTCTACTAAGTTTACGTTGTTAGCAGCAGCACTAGTTACAGTAATTGCTACGCCCATAGGTATAAAGTTTGAAGGTATACCTATTGAACTTTCCTTGTGGTCAGTACCTGAAGCAGCAATAGTAATAGAAGTGCTGTAAGTTGAAAGAGTCATCTCATTAGTGAGACCGCCTGAACTATTTTTAATTATAGTTTTGAATCCATTTTCTGAACGAATTGGACCATTGAATGTTGAAGTTGCCATATTAGCTCCTTAAATTACTGCATGTCGATTAAGTCTGCCGAGCCAGTCATACAGTGTTATTCGAATGCTCGGAATATTATTTTATTGTATCAAGTAACTTATTTAAATACCACCTAGCTTTTTCTAGGTCTTCTTTACCGTTTTTCTTTTCGTATCGCCACATGTATTTAAGTATGTTGCCTTTTAAATAGCCAGAGAAAGCTTTCTCAGACATAGCTGATTGAATAGCGTCAATACATTCTATTGAGCCATCTTTGTAGTGTTTAGGGTTTATTTTGTCCATAGTAAAAGTTGGCGGGTTGAGTGAGAAACCCCCGCCAGAGGTTCCTTAAGTTAAACGACTGTTACGCTCCCGGAGAACCGAAGACACATCTTGGGTCAGAGAACCCAAATGAGTATCTTTCTCTAGCTTTGTAACGCACATTACCAGTATCAAAGTCTGCTTCCATAGAAGTTCTGACAGGAGACCTTTCGAACATTTTAAATCCGTTAGGTGCGTCAGTCTTAATAAAGAAAGCATCAGTGTCTGTTAAGTAGTGGTTGACCACGTATCCTTGAGGAATCATGCCCATGTTTCTGATAGCGTTAATATCGTTATCAGAAGTGCCCACTCTTAAGTTAGTTTCAAGCAATCTGTCAGCAGTGAATTGTAGCTCTTTTGGAATAATTAACTTAGTTCCTTGTACAGCTATTTTTAATCCACGTTCGTCAATGAACGCCGCAATGTCAATCAATGCTTGTTCTAAAGAAGTTTCGTTTAAGTCAGCAGCAGTAGAAAGCTCATTTCTAAAGTTACCGCCACCGATAGTTGGGTGGTCAGTAGCACAGAGCTCTTTACCGTCGCCTCCAGCAAAACTGCTGTTGAACGCATTGTTTAAAACTGAGGCTGCTTTAATTTGCTTAGTTGTAGACATACTTCTAGCTAACGCACGAGTGTAACGAGCAGATAGCTTGTCATACAAGTTATCTTCAATAGCTTCTTCTGTAATAGAGAAAGCTAATGCTACAGTTTCGTGTGTGTATCTAGCAGTGAAAGATTCTTGAGCAGAGTCAAACGCTACTCCTGAACCTTCTGATTTTACCGGTGCAGCGTCAAAGCCTGAAAGCATCACTTCTTCTTCGAATGCTCTGTCTGAAGACTCAGCGTCGAAAATTTCGGCGTGTTCGTTTTCATACTTGTCATATTCGAGTCCAAAAAGTGCATTTAGTCCGGGTTCTAACTCCTTAACTAATTGTGCTCTTGATATAGCCATTGATTATGTACCTGCTACTGGACCTTTGTAGGCGTGTTCGTTAATTTGAACAATCAAATTAGCGTGTGTACCTGCAATAGTTCCGTTGTTTTCATTGTCCACAACACCAACTACTTTAAGCTGTAGACCTGCAGTAGTTGCTAGTGTGCTTACGTCTAATTCTCTGGATGATAAACCAGTTGTAGTGCTTCCGCCTGTACCGACAGTATCAGCGTTTCTTCCTACAGCAGCTTGAGTAGATGCTGTGTCAGAATCACCTTGTATAGTGAACAACGTGTTGGGGTCATCATAAATGTAAACCTCAATGTCTCCAGAACTAGCAGTTGTACTAGCTGTGTAGAAGTTGCTCCATACAGGACCGTCAGAACCTTGATAGTGGACACCATTAAAAACACCAACAATGTTAGCGTCACTAACACCAGCTTGTTCAATGTAACCGCCGTTAAATTTAACTAAGTC